GCACTGGTGTTACACCCTAACTATCGTTTAAAAGCGAAAGTTAGCTACCACGCCCTGTTCCCACAGAGCATGGTTGATCCCCTCTCGGGGATCACGCATAGAAAAGTCCCGCCAAAGATTTGCTTGGACGCGCGTTTCAGCGTGTCCAGGCCAGTCCCAGAACGGTATACTGCCATATGCGATTTTGTACCGCTTACTCCCACCGGGCGGGTCGCGAAGTGCGACTTCAGCCTGGTAATCCCCAGTATCCCATAAGGATATCAAGGATGACCGTTTATCGGTTATTGGGAGTTCGCGTCGCCTGATATGTCCACTAAGGTAGCCAACTCCGAGCCCTGACGGGTTTTCGTAGTCGTCTGCCTCGGGCATAATCTGCTTGCGTGATAACTTCTTATAGTATCGATAAGAATACCAATAGTTGTTAGTCACTTGGGGTCGAGTGAAGCGAAACGGTACCTTCAAGCCGGAATCATCAGCCTCGCTACGCGGAACGCGGATTTCCTTATGGGAAATCCACGAGCGTAGGAGGTTGAGAGTCCGAACGAGAGGAATCCCGCTCACTGCACTCCACCTTACAAGGCGGTTTATGCATGAATATATCTGCTGAGGAGTCTCGAGGCTCTTGATATACACACCGCGGATGTTATGTCCACGGAAGCAATCATGACCACAAGACTCGCGGAAGGGTCCGCTATTGAATGACTTGCCAGCATTCACCTCGAAACCGAGTTTGTTGAGCATTCGAACGACGAAGTCGTAAGCCTCGCGGCGAACGATGATGTCGTCCCCGAACACACCAAACTGGGTTCTTGGGCAAGCTGATGGGAAACCCATCAGTTGATAGACAGACCGAACCGTACACGCGAATATGATTGTCTGAAGAGGAAAAGTAAAACCATTCCCCATCGTACTGATCATGTTCAAGACAACCTTCCGACCGTCAGGGAGGACGGCGGTCTCGCTGCGAGACATACGGAGCATGGATTTTACAAATCCATCCTCTAATGCCCGCAACACCAGTTGCCAAGAAATGCTATCACTCGCACTGACAAGATCGATGGTCCCGAAGGAGCCATCAATCGAGCCAATCCGAGCTAGTTCACGGTTATTGTCTGGTTGATCACTAAGGTTAATGCCGAAGTGCTTACCCATACGATACTCCATGAACGCTCCCAGAGACATCTGAACTAGCATGTTCAGATTAGCCTCGGTGCAGCACGTTCGCGAAATGTCAGCGTTCTTTGGCGCAAAGAAGAGTTTTCCACCTTCCACTCTGATAAACGGGAACCTACTAAACCGTTGCCTTTCGGCATCGGCCCAAAGACCCGTTTGAGACAGAGCACTGCGATAGTACGGGATAAGATACTCGTTGGTATAGGAGATTGGGCTCGCAAAGAGCTTACTCACCATAGTATCGGCGTCCGCCTTTTGGGCGGCGCCAGGTCCAACGTTCATATGTTCCCTGATAAAATCAAGGTCATAGTTAGTATCTCCCACATCGAAGCCAAGAGTGCGATTGAGATTATTTCTAAAGTAATCCCAAAAACACGATTCAGCCTCGTTGTGTGCTGCAAACTCGAAAGGCTCGGCAGAGATACGGGCATTAATAGCTTCAAATTTCTTTAAAGCTGCTAAGTCCGCCTCAGCCGTGTTACCTTTCGGGCACAACTTCTTATAGAAGCTGTCAGCAAGAGCTCTAGCCATAGCACTAGGCACAGACATATCACTAAGATACATCGTGTCAGGCGACAGCACTGGCTCAAGGTCCCAAAGGAGGTGAGACCGTAGACGTGCGTAATCTCGCATCGTGACAATCTCCAAAGCCAATCAGTGAAGCGCGGTAGGGGCCCTTGCGGGCCCTTACAGCACTCCGTTGATTGCCGTATCACCGATGCCAGCACTGATCTGCGAAAGCAGACCAATGTGGGCAGCGATGGCGGCCTTCAGGCTAAGGGGATCGGCCACGTCAGCGCCGGCCGGAATGTCCAAGTTCGTCGTAATCACGGCGTTCTTGAAGCTCTGGCCAGCGAGCGGGACCACGCCCTTGCGGGTGATCACCTTGTAAGTGTTCACAGGAACACTTCGCAGAACCCCAGTCGTCGGCGAAACCGGGGCCAAGTACTTGAAGGTACGCGGCCGGAACATCGCCAGAGTGAAAGGAGCAGCAACCGAGTGCGCAAGCACACCCGTTTGCGTACCTCCAAGCGCGGAGACGTAGTACTGCTTTGCGTTCGTGTCAGGAGCATTATCCTGTACGATCGTGTAAGTAGGCGACGTCAAGCCGGTTTGGGCGGCCCCGGTTACGGGGCTGGTGGGAGCAAAGCTCATGGAATTCTCCTAAATGTTAGATCAACTAGCACGGAATCTCAATTTTCGACAGGATGACGTCGAACCTGGCATGCGCCAAAGGTTCACAGTTGTCCTGAAGGAAATCAAGGTTCGAATAGCCTGCTTCACAGCAGGCCTTCTGTGCAAGACGGAAAAGGTTCTTCAGGATCCTGTGATGCTTACGCGCCACAAGGATCCATCGTTCTCCCCCGCATTGCACGTAGTTGTCGATCGCCTCCTGCCTCGCGGCCCAAGAAAACATGACTTGGAGATTCAGCTGATTAGGCCGAGTTTCCATTAAGGCATGCACATCAAGGGTATGCGCGTTGTAAGAGACGAAAGCAAGCTGCGTTTTTGAAAGAGAGAACATGATAAACCTCATCTGAGTTGATAAACGGTGTTAAGCGCGAGTTAGCGCCATTACTCTTTGGTTACGGCCTGAGAAGCCGAGAGCTTGTTGCGCGAACACAGCCAAGATATTGAGCATCTTCTTCGGACTCGACGGTGTCGAGACAACGAAGGAAGGAACGCCCAATGTCTGGGGTAGTGTTCGCGTAAAGCTCATTCTGCTGACGCGGGACTGCCCCAAGTCCCCTCCGGAGTTCCCGGTCTCGGTCCATCCATTGGCTGCCAAGATTGCTTTAGAAGATTGCTGCTGCCACCACTGCGTGGCGGTAGAGCGCACTCCAGCACTCTTGGTTATCCAAGTGACGTCCCGAGTATCCGCGAAAGAGGCTTCTACAATGTCCCCGACGTTGGTGAAATAATCAACAAGCCAGGACCACGGTAGAATCTCCCAGAGAGCTGGTACAAAATTCGAGGGGGTGAACCCAAGAACCTTGCGCAACTCCTCAGCAGCCCCAGTAGGGCCGCTGATATGACTGACCAGACCACAACGGTATTTACAGAAGAGATCCGATTCCATGATGTTGTTGTACTGGACAACAAGCATATGAGGAGTTAGGATCACTGGTGTACCTACTTCGTGGTATGACAGTCGCTCGTGAGCCTCACCACCAGCGGCCTTCTTTTCAGGAAAGCCGTCGGTGAGACGCCCAATAGCAGCCAGTATGTCTTTCGTGTCAGCAATGACCGGAAGCCATCCGAACTGCACCTCGAGCCAGGTACCAGATAGGATATCCTGCAGCGCCCGACGATGCTTATCGCTTCCCGGAGGGATTCGTATGCCCTGCTTTCTTTTTCTTAGCAGGGTTAAATACTTATCGATCTGGGAACGCAACGAGCTAGCCGGGTTACGCAGCATACCTATTGTCTCACGAAGTTCGCCGAGTACAGTCCAACCGTTAAGTTGGGACTGTGTCTCTTTGATCTTTTTCAAGACCTTCGTGAGCGCTTGCGCCTCTACATTGACAGTATTCGAGGACAAATGCGGCACCTGTTCAACCGGCAAATAAATGCCAAAAGCTGATTGGGTACCCTTCTGTCCATCCGAGACTCGTCGGGCGGTCAGGCTTATTTGGCCTGGCTGCCACAACTCTATGTCATACCGGTTAAGTTCGAATGCAGAGCCGGCCTGTTGGCCTTCTGCAATCTTGCTGCGCCAGTTATCTACTTTGGTCCCCTTCTGAACGCCGTTAAAGGTACGAGTACCTGCGACGTAAAGAGATCCGTTAACCGTAGCACTGAAGCTGCGACTAACGGGGAGATTCAAAGTATAAGACATAGTGCCTCCGAACTGTAGGAGATTAAACAAGCAGCGAGAGCCCTG